AACTATTCTCAGTTTGCAGCGGACATGGATTTGCCTGAGATAATAGACGATCCTGACTTAGTCGCCACTAAATTTCCTATGGAATCGGCTATCTGGTTCTTTCACAGGAATAAGCTCTGGGACATATGTGATAAAGGGGTTGATGACGAAACCATCAAAACGATCACTAAAAGAGTTAATGGTGGCTATAATGGTTTGAAGCATCGTAGAGAAGAAACAAATAAAATATATAAATGGTTATCCTGAAGGAGGATTCTATGGCAGTTCCCGCACCAAAAAAGACCCCTAAGTTACATAAGAAACCAAAACGCAAACCCCTTAGAAAGTCGTTAAAACCAAAACCGCGTCCAGACGGAATAGACGTTTCACCCAACGCTGAAGCAGGAGATCAAGCTCATGTTAGGCAGGGAGACGTAAGAGATAACAGCGAAAGAGGACAAACATATTAATGGATGTAGTTGACTTAGCTAAATATTTGTATAAAAAATTAGAAGAGCGCGAAAAAGATATTGCAAGTGCTCTTTCTCACGGTTCAGTTCAGAACTGGGAGCAGTATAAAATGTCGGTGGGAGAGATACGGGGACTCTCTTTTGCTCGTGAAGAAATCAAGTCCCTGCTGATGGAGAAAAACGTAGACGATGTCGAAGACTTTATATCTTCCTGAACATCTTGCGCAGAAAGTTAACAAAGAAAAAGAAGGGGCTAAGTCCCCAGATTCTTTGAATAGCGCATATGTTGACGCTAATGAACGGGTGTTAGACCCGTCCCTCTTAGATAAACCGTTACTCGAAAGACTCCCGCAACCAACTGGTTGGCGGGTTTTAGTTATGCCGTATCAGGGCAAATCTAAAACTGCGAGTGGCTTATATATCCCTGATGAAGTGAGAGAACGTGAGTCCGTAGCTACGACTGTAGCATACGTGATGAAGGTTGGACCCTTGGCGTACAAAGATCCAGATAAGTTTGGGTCTGAGTGTGAGCCATGGTGCAAGGAGGGTCAATGGGTTTGCATTGGTCGTTACTCTGGTTCTCGATTCAAGATTGATGGTGGGGAGGTTCGTATAATCAATGATGATGAAGTCATTGCTACGATCCTTGAGCCTGATGATGTTAAACAAGTATAAGGGGATAAGTCATGGCAGAAGAAGAGAAGCAAGTTATCGAAGAAGAAATAATTGTAGAAACACCTGAAGAAGGAACAGTTGAAGCATCTACTGAAGAAAAGGTTGAGGTCACTACAGAAACAGAAGAAAAACCTCAAGGGGATGAGTTAGATTCTTACAGTAAAGGTGTTCAGTCTCGTATAAAAAAACTTACAGAGAAGTACCGCCAAGAAGAACGGGATAAAGGAGAAGCTCTTAGGGTTTCCCAAGAACTGCTCGAGGAAAATAAAAAGTTAAAATCTCGTGTGCAAGCCTTGGATACAGGGTATCTTTCTGAGTATGGGACAAGATTAGAGTCTCAAACTGATGCGGCTAAACGTCTTTACAAAGAGGCGTATGAGGCGGGTGATTCAGATAAAATGTTAGAGGCTCAACAATTAATTTCTACTATTGCTGTAGAGCAATCAAGGTATAACACTGCGAAAGCTCGTGCAGATCAACAGGCTAAGACTCCTGTTCAAGAACAACCAAAACCTCAAGAAGCTCCTGTACAACAACGCCCACAGCCAGATCCTCGTGCTCAAGATTGGGCAGAGAAAAACGCTTGGTTTGGCGATGATAAAATAATGACTACAGCAGCTTTTACAATTCATCAACAACTTGTCGAAGAAGAAGGGTTTGACCCGAAGAGCGATGAGTATTATAGTGAAGTTGATAGTCGTATGCGAAAAGAATTTCCGCATAAATTTCAAACGGCTAAGAAATCGGGTGGAGCACAGGTCGCCGCTGCTGCTGCTTCAGCATCCCGCAGTACAGCAAAAACAGGGCGCAGGTCGGTCAAGCTTTCGCATTCACAAGTAGCGATTGCAAAAAAGCTAGGCGTACCTCTTGAAGAATACGCCAAGTATGTGAAGGAGTAACAAATGGCTGATACTAGAACACCGCGTAAAAGCGAAACACGAGAAGCAGAATCTCGCAGAAAACCTTGGGCACCGCCCAGTCACCTTGAAGCACCAGAAGCCCCACCAGGTTTCGTGCATCGGTGGATACGAATTGCAATGCGTGGGGAGGAGGACAAGATGAACGTCCATGCCAAGCTACGAGAAGGATGGGAACCCGTCCGTGCAGACCAGTATCCACACTATGAAGCTCCTGTCATCGATGATGGCAAATATCAGGGAGTAATTGGACAAGGCGGACTGATGCTGTGCCGTATACCTGAAGAGACAGCGCATGAAAGAAACGAGTACTACGGGGGCCGAACCCGCGAACAAATGACTGCTGTGGATCAGGACTTGATGAAGGAACAACATCCTTCAATGCCGATTACTAATAATCGGCAAAGTCGTGTAACCTTCGGGGGATCCAATGGAGACTCCGACTAACATAAAGGATTGCTACTATGGCAAACACTAACGGTGCATTCGGACTTCGTCCGATTGGAGTAGTCGGTCAGGCTGCTAACACCACTGGTGCGACCGAGTATCGTATAGCAGCCGGAAATACAAACACGATCTTTCAAGGCTCACCTGTCATCCCGCTATCAACTGGTTTTATTGATAAAGTTGGCGCGGCGGCGGGTGGCACTGTAGGTCTCGTAGGTGTTTTCTGGGGCTGTGAATACGTTTCGTCCACCACTGGTGAAACTATATTCGCTAACAACTGGCCTGGTTCTGGCGCGGACACTAATCATCCCGTCAAAGCCTTCGTGTATGACAACCCAATGCAAACATTCGTCATCTGTTCAGATGCTTCACTAACAAGCGAAGCGACTGCTAGAGGACATGTGTTCGCAAACGCAAATTTTGCAGATGGTGCAGCCGGATCTTCTTCGACTGGTATCTCTTCCGCAAAGTTGGGTGTTAGCACAATCGCAACCACCGCAAACTTAAATCTGAGAATTATGGGTTATCAAGATGATCCTGAAAACTCAGACTATACTGCGGCGGGTATCCCTGTAATTGTTCGTTTAAACAACTCCTTCAATTCCGCCAATGGCGCGATTGCAGGCGGTACTGTTTCAACGACTGGCGTATAAGGAGACTGACCTATGGCTATATCTCGCGCACAACTAGCGAAAGAGTTGGAACCAGGTCTCAACGCCTTGTTTGGTATGGAGTACGAAAGGTACGAAAACCAACATGCAGAGATCTACACTACTGAATCTTCAGATCGAGCATTTGAAGAAGAAGTTATGTTATCCGGCTTCGGAGCGGCACCGACTAAATCAGAAGGTGGCGCAGTAAACTTTGACGACGCTAACGAAGCATACACTGCTCGTTACAACCACGAAACAGTAGCGTTGGCATTCTCAATCACTGAGGAAGCTATCGAAGACAATCTTTATGATCGTCTTGGTTCACGTTATACTCGTGCGTTGGCTCGTTCAATGGCACACTCAAAGCAGGTTAAAGCTGCATCTGTATTGAACACAGCGTTCACAGGTGGTGCTACTGCGGGTGGTGATGGTGTTGCACTTTGTGCGACTAACCATCCTCTAACTTCTGGAGGTACATTTGCCAACGAACCTGCAACTGCTGCTGATTTAAACGAAACATCTCTTGAAGATGCTTTGATTAATATCGCAGGATTTGTTGACGAGCGTGGTTTAAAAGTTGCTTTACGTGGCATGAAGTTACTTATCCCAAGACAACTGCAATTCGTTGCAGAGCGTCTGATGGTATCTAACCTTCGTGTTGGTACAGCGGACAATGATACAAACGCACTAAGATCAATGGGTATGTTGCCTAACGGTTATGCCGTTAACGACTTCCTAACAGATCCTGATGCGTTCTTTATCATGACTGATGCTCCTCGTGGAATGATCCACTTTGAGCGTACTCCGCTATCCACAAACATGGAAGCAGACTTCGACACAGGAAACATGAGGTTTAAAGCTCGTGAACGTTACAGCTTTGGGTTCTCAGACCCACGTTGTAT